ATACCATGATGGAAGAAATGGACATGGTAATGCACTTTGAATTAGAACCAATAGATACAAATGATATTCAAATAGAGGGTATGCTTGAAACTGTAGACATGGGTGCTATGGAGGGTATGTTTCAAGATACGGATATGGGGGAGATATCTGTAGAAGATGTTGTAGTTGAAATAGAAGCGATGGTAAATGACATAGGATTAGAAGTAGAGACTATAGAAATAGAAATGCCAGAGATAGCTGCAGTAGAATCAGAAACAATAGAAGAACCCATTGAACAACCTATAGAAATTACTGAAGAAATAAAGGAGACAACCGATGTTGCTGAGATTGAAATGGAAACTTCAGAAGTTAAAGATAAAGTTACAGAAGATACAGAATCTCCTAAAGAAGAAGTTGCTGACACTAAAGAAGTGGTAGAAAATAAACCAACAAAAGAACAAGAGCAAAAACAGGAAAAAGCAAAAGAGATTATAGCTGGATTACCAAGTAACTATGATCCAGTAGCCCAAATTACAACACTAGCTCTTGTAAATGCATTAGGTCCTAATATAAAAACATATCAGCAGGAAATGGTAGTTACACAACCAACATGGTATATACCTGAAGATATATACGAAGATGTTCTTATTTATGATCCTTTAGGAAATTACATAAGTGTACGAAGTAATCTTCAAATGGAAAAGATGATAGCACAACAGTATGAGTAGTGAAGTTGAATACAGAGGTGTAAAAATACGTGGAGGTAAATTAAAGTTATTAATACTTTTACCTTTACTTGGAACAATTGCCGGTAGTATCTGGGCAGGTTTTGAAGGATATGCCCGGTGGATTCAAATGGAAGAAAAAATAAATGAGTACGTGGCTCCTGATCTTACTACTTTTACTGTAAAGTTAGATGTATTAGAAGAAAGACTAACTTCATTAGAAGAAACAAATAAGGTAGAAATAAGAACGGTTAAAGAATTAGTAGGCTCTGCACAGAATGATGCTAGAACAATACGAGTAGATTTACGTAAAGATATTAATGAAGTACAAGATCAGATAGCAGGTGTAGATAAACGATCACGTGATATGAATACAGATGTACGTTCTTCATTGAGGCAGACAGAAACAGATTTACGCACAATGATTGATCATGCTTCAGATAGATTTGATTCAAAAAGAACTGCTATAGAACAAGATGGACAAAGAAGAATAGAAACTATTGATACTAAATTGACAGAACTAGAGGAAAGGTTGAGAACAATGTTAGAAAGAGCATTAAATAACCCCTTGGCAGGCCAGTAATGGAAGATAAAGAAAAATGCTGTGCTTGTGAAGACTGTACTTGTGAAAATTGTACATGTACAGAAGAAAACCCTTGCGAATGTTCACAAATAAAAGGAGATGAGTATGCAAGAACTGATGAATCGCTTTAAAGAACCTTCATCTTATGCTGCACTAAGTGCTGTATTTGCGATGTTAGGTATTATGGTACCAACTGATTTATGGCAAAGTGTTGTCATGGTTTGTTGTGGTGCTGCTGGAGCAATTGGTTTCTTCATTAGAGAGAAGAAAGACTAATTGTGTCCTTGGAAGCATTAAAACAAAAGTATAAAGCAGAGATGGGAATAGCAAAAGCTAATCTTGATGTTTTGATGCATAAGGCTGTGGGTATTGGAGAACATTCTGATATTACAGCTGAAATGGATAAATGGATTGGGGCTATTGCTGATAATCAAGAAAAGATTGCAGCAATAGATTCCCTGTATAGAGTTGATGAATCACAAGGTGATCTATTTAAAGATGCAAAACGATGGTAAGATTAAAAGAAAAACTAGTACAATACCTTTCGGATATACTCTGGATACAGAAGATGAAAAACTCTGTAGTCCAATTCCGGAAGAACTGCAAGCGTTGGATCAGGCTTTGATATACGCTAAATCATGTGGCTGGAGAAAAGCAAGTCAGTGGTTACTAGCAAAGACTGATAGATATATGTCTGATGAAGGATTAAAAAAACGTAGTAAACTAGGAGTTTATTTAGATGGTGAAGGCAGCCAAGCAGAAGGATAACGAAGATATAGCAAAATATGCACGTAAAGCTGTATCTACAAAGCTATCTAATGCAAAAGCCAAAGCAAAAAAAGAATCAAAACGTGCTAGAACTGCACGATATAGGGCGAATAAACTACAGGAAAGCATAGGAAAAATAGATGCAGCCCTAAAAGGAGCTGGAAGAGAGCCGGTAACAGAGGAAGAACTACTTGCATTACCAGAAAAAGTAAGAAACCATGTTGCAGAGAATGAAGTAGTCTTTAAACCTAACGATGGACCACAGTCTAATTTCTTAGAAAGCCCTGAACGAGACGTTTTATACGGTGGAGCAGCTGGAGGAGGTAAATCTTATGCACTTTTAGCTGATGTTTTAAGAGATGTAGGCAATCCCAATCATAGGGGACTACTTTTAAGACGTACTTTACCAGAACTAACAGAACTTATAGACAAAAGCAGACAACTCTATACACAAGCAATGCCCGGAGCAGTATTTAAACAGGCAAAATCAACGTGGGAGTTCCCTTCTGGGGCAAAAATATGGTTTTCTTATGTTGATGATGATAGAGATGTAACAAGATATCAAGGACAAGCATTTAATTGGATAGGAATAGACGAAATAACACAATATCCCACTCCATATGTATGGAATTACCTAAGATCTAGGTTAAGAAGTACCGATCCAAATCTTGGTTTATACATGAGATGTACAGCAAACCCCGGTGGTGTAGGGGGTTGGTGGGTAAAAAAAATGTATGTTGATCCTGCACCCCTGAATGAAGCATTTTGGGCAAAAGAATTTGATAGTGAGAAGACAATAAGGTATCCAATTGGTCATGTAAAAGGAGGACAACCTTTATTTTTAAGGAAGTTTATACCAGCTAGGCTAACAGATAATCCTTATCTTGCATTAGATGGTCAATATGAAGCAATGCTGCTTTCATTGCCTGAAATAGAAAGAAAACGACTTTTAGAAGGAGATTGGGATGTTGCAGAAGGTGCAGCGTTTACAGAATTTAGTAGATCATTACATGTTACAGAAACATTTGAACCCCCTGATAATTGGGCTAGGATACGTGCCGGAGACTATGGCTATAGTAGTCCCTCTTGTATTCTTTGGGGTGCTATAGATTGGGATAATAATATCTGGATTTATAGAGAATTGTATATAAAGAATAGAACTGGTGAAAGTCTAGGTGATCTAATACTGGAAATAGAAAGAAATGATCCACAAATGCAAATTTCTGTATTGGATACAAGCTGTTGGAATAAAGTAGGATTAGGACCTAGTATAGCAGAAACAATGAATAGAAAAGGTTGTAGATGGATACCAGCTGATAGAAATAGATTAGCAGGTAAAATAGAAATTCACAGAAGATTAGCTTGTGATAGTAACGGACAACCAAGAGTACGAATTATGGATATATGTACAAATTTAATTAGAACTTTACCTGTATTACCTCTTTCAAAACATAATCCAGAAGATGTAGATACAAGAGCTGATGATCACGCATATGATGCATTGAGATATATGGTTATGGTAAGATCGTTGCATAATGCAAATACACCATTTTATACTAATAGACAAATGCAGAGACATGTTCCTGCATTTAGTGAGGAGTTTGGGTACTAATGGGAGCTGAAAAAATAACACATGTAATGTATGGTCCTAAAACTAAAATAGCTATGCGTATTGCAGACTATAGACTTATTTTAAATGCCTTAACAAAAAATGATACTTTAAGCATACCTAGTTATGATGAAATACTAACAAAGTATCGTAATAAAACATTAACGGTACGTGAATCTGTTATTGCACGTATGTATACTCATGGCGTTGGTAAGACGGATATAGCAGCATTACGAAAACTTGGTGTACCAGAACAAGACTTATCAATACTTAGTAAATATTTTAATAATTTTCCTGATGCAGCAAAAGCAGAAGGAGGAGGAACTAGAACCACAAAAGGATATGCTAGCTTATTAGCATCATTAGATTCAGCCAAACACAAAGCTTTAGATTTAAATTTTTTTGAATATATAGATTCTGGTACAAAAGGTCTTAAACCTACAGATGCTATTATGAAAAGTCATATAAGGCCTATGATTTCAGAAAGATCTAAAAAAGAAAGAATATTTAATCTTTTAGATAGAGGAGAAATACTTAAAGAAACGAAAACAAGAGGTAAAGGTGGTCTTAGATTTACACATGTTCCCGG